ATATTGTAGACGTGAGTCTAGGTGGTGGTATCGGTTCATCTCATTTGCAATACCCACGGTATCACTAAAGTAAGATAGAGAACGGTTTACCATGAAAGAGTTATAGGACTTCTCATCTTCAGGAGATTCCATTATATCTTTCTTGGTATAATTTACACTGTTTACATAATCAAAGGGGTTCATATTATACCTTCATCTTTTCAACGATTATACCACACTTACGAAGGAATGTCAACCCATCATTTGAGCGATACTCTTCTTTATAAAACACACTCTTTATTCCTGATTGGTATATCAACTTAGAACAATCAAAACAGGGTGCGTGTGTGGTGTATAGACTGGCATCTTCTGCACTCTCAGGGGAACGTGCCATCTTTGCGATTGCGTTTGTTTCTGCATGGAGTACTTCGGGTTTGGTCTTTAGTTGATATTTTGCTTCACTTGACCTATTACCGTAATCATACAGAACTCTATCTTCACACTTATTATCCCATCCACTTGGCATACCATTATACCCAACAGACACGATGCGATTGTCTTTTACAATCACACAACCAACTTGAAGTCTTTTCGCAGAAGATAATTGTGCGAAACTTCCGGCGGTTGTCATATATGCCTTATCCCATTTATTGGTCATAGTCATCAAACATATCTGTTTGGACAGGTCTATAAGAACCATCCGCTTGTCTAATTAGAGTTTCGGGTATGTGGATATGTTCTGCATCTGTCATACATATATTCATTACTTCAGCAATAACCTTTAGGGGTACTACACATCCATTGTCGTCTAACACTGTTTTTATTCTTTGAAAAGTTGTCATAGTCCTATTAATCCCCATCCGTGATTTTGTATTGCATTTAAAATAATGAACCAACATGTTAACATATGGGTCACCCACCAAATTGTACGGATGACTGCAATACCATCCGCTTGTCCGTCTTCACCTACTTTTTCACCTAGGGACTTTGCCCATAGTCTCCAGTATTTATTAACCATCATTTGAAATCCACATTTGCCATACATTCAGTAAGACATGCAACAAGATTAAGTTCATGGTCTGCAACAAAAGCATTCTTATGTTGATAGTCCGCAAGTATTAATACCAGTTGGGGGATTGATTGTGGTTGAACCTTACCGTCCATAGTATCATAGATACCACGGAAAACTGCAGCGGGTTCCACGTCCATATTGTTTACTACCCAACCTCTCATCTTTTTGAAGTCCTGTGACTTGAGATGTTTGTATAGGTCTGAGTATTGGTCATTGTCTTTCACCAGTACACTACTGTTGATAGTACCACCAATTGAACCTCGTTGTGCCTCATTTAGTATACGTCTCCAGTCGGGTGCATACTTACTTATAAGACCCGCAAGGACTTCGTTATTGTATTCAACACCTTCACCCTCTAGGATGATTTGCATTCTCTTCATGAACTGACCACATAGTTCTACCATACCTTTCTTGGTAGTATTGAACTCATAGACACCACAACGAGAGTGTAGTGGTTCGATGATACGGTTCTTGAAGTTACATGTGAGAATGAATCGACAGTTCTGAGAGAACTCTTCGATGAAACCACGCAATGCGGGTTGTGTCGATTGAGGATTAAGGTAGTCCGCTTCGTCAAGGATTACCACCTTGTAACCGCCAGAAAGGGAGACGGACGAAGCGAACTGTTTGATTTTACCACGTAGAGTATCGATGTTTCCTTCTTCGGAACCATTGATAACAATGTAGTCAAGTTCTAGTTCATCACAAATTGCACGTGCGATAGTAGTTTTACCTGTACCCGCAGTACCCGTGAATAACATGTTTGGTATTTCACCTGAGTCTACAATCTTTTGGAATGTATCTTTTAGGTCTTTAGAAAGTACGGTTGATGTGATTTGTCGTGGTCGATATTTCTCAACCCATAGGAAGTCTTTAGACATAGTGTCTCCATAATAAAGTGTTTCTATTAATATACATTGTACATTATATGAAACGTTTTGTCAAGTAAAATGTGGTGGTTTTTAGGATAACCACCAACCTTATTAACAGGAAGTATTACTACTTCTCTGAGGATTCTGAATCAAGAGAACCTTGGTGAGTTTCGCACAACTGGACGATACGTACTGCATCATCTCTTAGTTGACCGATTGTCGAGAGTTCTTCTCCCTTGAATCCACCACGTTGTACGACAGTATCAATTACTGCAACCGTTGAACGTGCAACTCGGTTGGAAACCTCATAGATTTCTTCGTGATTATTTTCTGCTTTTGCCATCATTATTCTCCATAGTTAGATGATTTTTCAAGTGCAATATAGTATTCAATTGCAGACTGTTGTGACTTCCATCTCGAAATAAGTTTCGAGGAAATAGAAACTGCAAAGTCTTCATTGATTACTTTAATGTTGTTTACGTTAACAATAAAGTTAAAGTCCACTCCTTCGGGGTAAGACCCCTCTACATCAATAGAGAATGCGTTTGATGTCGCATCCTTAGAGTCAACAACCGCAAGATTGATAGACCCACCACTTGGTGAGATACTAATCTCCGTATGACCTAGAACAGCAGCAGCCTTCTTAACTCTATTCAATGTGTCATTATCTATAACAAAGTTAACTTCCGCTTCAGGCATGACAATGTCTTTACCTGGCGATGTCAACATTTCTGTATCAGAGAAGAAGTACTTTACGTTACTTCTACCTGTGTTGTCATAGACTTTGACGAAGTCTTTTTCAAACTTCAAGGTTGGTTTGTCCACAAGGGACAGAACATTCAGAAACTCGTTAAGGTCGTAGATACCAAAGTTCTGAGGAAATGTTTCATCCACAGTTGTAGTACTCAACACATTACGTGCGACTGAAATAGTCTTTAATGTATTCCCTTCCGAGAATACGAGGTTGGGGTTAATCGTTGCATAGTTCTTTAGAACGTTCAACGTGTTATCAGTTAGTTCCATAATATATCTCCTGTTAATATGAACACCTATAATACCAAACTTTACACATAAAGTCAAGTACTATTTTACTTTATTTTACTAAAGTTTCTTTCCTTAACGAATTCAATCTTTCGATTGAAGGATGCGTCTTCGAGTTCTCCCTTATGGGATATCACAAAGACATTCGTATCTTCACCAAGTGTGTAGATAATCTTCATCAGATTGTCCACACCATCTGCATCCAACGAACTGTCGAATGTTTCGTCAAGGATTAAAAGATTAGTTGCGACACTATTCTTCATCTTGGCAATCTGTCTCCATGTAAATAATAGAGACAAATCGATACGTTGTTTCTCACCTTCACTAAATGAATCATAAGTGAATGCGTCACGATGTCTTGAACGAATGGTTTCACTGAACGATTCGTCTAGGTCAAAGTGTACAAAGAAATCTAGGATTTGTAGGTATTGATTGGTCAACTGATTGATAACAGGTAGATACTGTTTGATAATCTTTGACTTGATACCTTGGTCTTTTAAGAGTTCACTCGTTACCGTTTGGTATGCTTGACTCTCGGATAGTTTAAACTTAGTATCTTGCAACTCACTCTTATCTTCCCTTAGTTTGTCAAGGTCTGAGTTTGCATCCTGAAGGTCAGTTGCACCTATATCTAAATCGACAATCTCGTTTTGAATAGATGTAATGTTTTGATTCAGTCTGCGAATTGTTGCGGTCTGTTCTGCAATTGTAGTCTGTAACCCACGGACACTTTCCATGTCCTTGAATAATTCAGATAGAACTGTTTCGGTTTCTTTTAGTTTATTGTTAACATCTGCTAACGCATTCGAAACTGTTGTCTCCTTCGACTCTGCTGTTGCAATCTTCTTTTTGCGATGTTCCTCCGTGACTGGTTGGTCACAGGTAGGACATTGTTCGTTTTTTCCAAAGAAATCTGATTGTCTTTTGGCATCTCTTATTTTTCCTTTAAAGTCAATTGCGTATGTATTTAGTGTTTCTTTCTTTTCAGAAGTCTTTGTGATACGACTTTCTATCTTAGGTAGTCTTGCATCAATATCACTTTGGATTGTAAACATCTCATCATTGAGAGTTTTTATCTCACCTTGATACTTTACAATCTTATCTTCTTTCTGTTTTCTCTGTAGAGATGTTACAGATACCAACTCTGATATCAATCTCTTTTGTGCATTAATCTTAGTATTGCATACTTCAATCTCATGACCATTCTGTGTCAGGTTAACCTTAAGAGTTGCAATCTTTTCTTTGAGTAGGACATTCATCTTACTGAACATATTAATGTCTAGAAGGTCTTCGATGACATCACGTCTTGCACCCGAAGATAACTGCATGAAAGGAACAAACGATGATGAACCTAATACAACTATTTGATGGAATGACTTATGCGATAACATAAGAATGTTTTTCTCAAGGATAGACTGATAGTCTTTTGCATGAGAACTCTGATTGACCATATTACCATTGACCCAAACTTCGAACTTGTTGGGTTTAATTGCACGGACAATCTTATATCGATTAGAACCTATTCTGAATTCAACTTCTACTAATGTACCCTTTTGGTTGATACTATTGACCAACTGCATCTTAGATATCTTACGATGGGGTTTACCGAACAGTGCAAACGCAAGAGCGTCTAACAGAGTAGACTTACCTGCTCCATTATGTCCTACAATAAGTGTAGTGGGAGAAGATTCAAAATCTATTTCTGTAAACGTGTTTCCTGTAGATAGAAAGTTCTTGTATCTAAGTTTCTCAAAAGTAATCATATATCTTGTTTCATTATCTCAATAAAATCTTCTTCATAAAGACCACACCAATTACAGGGTTGACCCTTCGCAACGTGCATGTCCATTTTATCCATTATACAGTAATGTTCCCAAAATGTCAAGGATTCTTTTACTTTTTCTGCATCTTTTTTATTACCGAAGATGCTATCGTAGTTATCACGATACTTGTCAGTTCCATTAGTCTTGGTCTTGATAGTATCACCTGTTATGTCATTCTTTGTCGCCATTAAACAATCTCCATTGATTGTGCTTCAATCATTAAACTAGACATCTCTTGTTTGATTCGGTTCTTATCAAGGTCGGTCTGTACATTGTCAATATAATCATATACAAGTGTCTCTGTATCGTCAACATTTAATTTGTCAGATACCGCATCACCCATAAACTCTTTGAAGTCTTCTGCAATCTTTAGTTCATGAATTTTCTGTGCTTGTACCTTATCTACAAACTTCTCGAACTCAATAGGGTCACCTTTATTGACCACAATAACCTTTACAAACTTCTCATTAAGATATCTCATATCTTTAAACTTAGCGTTACCCATCTTATCCGCATCATAGTATATCTTCTCATAGATAGTAACAGGGTTACGAACCGCAGTCAACTCTCTTGTTTCAGTATCAAGTACGTGGAAGTGTTTGGGGTCATCACAATCATTCCAAAAGAACTCCATCTGAGAACCTAAGTAATGAATGTTACCGATAGTTGATTTTGCATGGAAGTGTCCTGTAAGAACCATCTCAAATCTTTCGAAATGTTTTGCACTCATACCATGCATACAAGGCATACCACGTGCCATATCAAAACCTTGTAGTTCCAAGTGAGCACCCACAAAGGATGCTTTTGTACTCTTAAGAAACTTAAGTGACTCTTCTTCGTTTTCCTGATTTATCCAAGGGACTAATGCGATATCCAACCCGTCATAGTTTACCACTGTTGGTTCCATAACAAGGTTCACTTCATTCATGTAGTGTCCTTGGAGTTCTTTCAATGCGTTCAATTCATTGGTGTTCTTATAGTACACGTCATGATTGCCAGGAATGATATCCATTGTGATACCATACTCACGCAACTTCTCTAGGAAGATTTTACGATTGTGTCCAAGTGCTTTGAAATTGACTGTCTTACGATTATCATAATAATCACCTAAGTGAAGTATCTGTTTGATATCGTTTTCAAGTAAGTAGGGAAAGAATACGTCTCTGTAGAACTTCTCTTGGTAGTCCATAAAGATGTCAGACGAGTTACGAATACCCGCATGGGTATCATTCAGTATTGCTATTTTCATTTATGTTCCGTCCATAATATAGTTCTATTGTGTGATATAATACCACACACAACAGTTTTTGTCAAGTGTTTTATTCTACAATAAAATTAGTAAGGTCTGAGTCTGCTTTAACAGTACGTCTTCGTCTAGTCTTCTTTTCTTTCTTATAGTACTCTTTGAAGTTAGTATCCGCTTCTCGAACTGTATCAATACGCAATCTAAGAGTATCAATAAATTGTTGTGCAACTAGGTTCGCACCTGCTTCACCACTTTCATCAAGGAAGTTCTCAATACCACTTTGTGCAAGATACTTCATTTTAATATTCTGTTGTTTCTTTTCTTTCTCAATTCTACGTAAGAATGCATACCAAGATATCTGAGTGAAATACGCAAATGCATTTGGTTTACCTGTACGGGTCGCAGATTCAATGTTGTAGTTCTCAATTGCCTTCAGACAATTCTCTACTGCATCCATTACCATCTCTTCACGATAGGTGTACCTAACAAAGTTTGCCTTATGAGATAGACCCTCACATATCTTTAAGAAACACTGAGCAATATAGTCTGTTACAACAGGAAGAGGTTTCTCTTGTTCCCGTGCTTCATTAACGGTTGAGACATACGCAACGACAGCTTCAGAGAACTCTCGGTTATTAACGTAATGTGGTTTATCTTTAGGTTTCATTTTCACTCCATTTATTAACGACTATTATATACCATAAATCAGGGTTTGTCAAGTACTATTTATCCTTGACCTTAGACCACTCGTTGAGAAGTCATGTTGACGATTATTATAGTAGATATCAATACCATTGTCAATACAGTATTGTTTACCTGTAAACTTCTTGTTCTTATACTCCTCACCAATCACTCGTACATTGATAGGATAGACCTTTAATATATCTAATAGGTCTTTCTCGGTGCGGTAAGGGATAATCTCATCAATCAAAGAGATTGCGGAGAGTTGAATGTATCTTTCTACCATAGACTGGATAGGTGCATTCTTCTCTGTACGGTCTAATGATGGGTCTGTTTGTAGTCCCACAATAAGGTAATCACACTGTTGTTTCGCTTCCTTTAACATTGCAATATGACCCGCATGTAGTAAATCGAATGCGGATGCAGTTAGACCCGTTGTAATTTTTTTTAATTTAGTACT